CAGCGGAGAAAGTCTTGAGGTTCTTGAGCACTTTGGTGCTGAAGCCCCTGCTCTCCTGAACACCTATGCCTGTGCAGTTGAAGATGCTCTGATCGAGCAAGTCCAACGCGGCAACAATGTCCTCAGTGCATTCGAAGCTTCCAGCGAGGAGAACGGTGCAATGAACCTGATGCTCACCAACCCTGATGTGTTGGCTGATTACGTCAATGAGTTCTTCGGTCCACAGGGTCCATACCCAACTGAGACCGCTGAAGAGACACAAGTCCGTCAGCAGACAGAAGCTCGTGCACAGTTCGAAGCTGAGATCCAAGCTCAAGAGCAAGGTCAAGTCCCACAGAACTTCCAGCGTCCTCAAATGGACATGCCTACCCCTGGCCGTCAGGTCAACCAGGCAAATGACTTCTGGGGCTCCTTCAGCGAAATGATGGATAGCTCCCCTGAGAACGCATGGCGTTACCTCTCACAGGCCCCTCAAGGTGCTCTGCAAGCTAAGGCCCTTATTCAAGACATGTAATGGGATACAACTCTGGCGCACGTGCAAGAGAACTAGGCATCGGCTCTCCGGGGTCGCTGCCTTCTAATCCAGATTTGGATTATGTCTTTCACGGCAAACTAACTCCTGAGGTCTTAGAAAAGGTCTTAGGTCGTAAACCCACGTCAGAAGATATGGCTCAGGCTCTAGAGCTTGCCTCTAGACCTGAGAACAAAAACCTAGACATTTTTGTCAAAGAACTACTTAAAGAAGGTGGTGCATACGCCTTAAAGAAGGACAAGGAAAAGCGAATGGCTGGAGAAGTTCTAGCCGGAGCTGGTGGACTAGCTGGTTTACTGGCAGCTATTGATTACGTAGATGGTCCTGAACAAGGACGTATTTAATTTACGTACAATATAGATAACAGAATTAAAGTTAATTGTAGACATGCTTAACTCACAAGAATTTCAACAAGGTATTCAGGCCCAGCAACTTGTTAGTAATGCTGGTCAACAAGCGATTACCAATGAAACCCAAGGACGGGTTGCACTGGAGGGTATGCAAAAGGTTCAAGGACTTAGTGCTGCACAAATTGCAAACCAGCAAAAGTCAGGTCATGTGGCTATGGCAATTCTTGCTTCAAAAGGACAAGACAGTGAAATGGCAAGGATGTCAGATCCAAACTACGCAGCAGCAAAAATGGCGTCTGTTGCACAACAGTCGCGACTTAAAGGATTAGCTTAATAGCAATTGATAGAATAAATAGAGATTCATAGTGTTGCCAAGTGAATACAAGAAAGGCTGGTGAACTAGCAAGTGATCCTGATATTTTTCAGGCTATTTGGAAACACCTAAAATCTGATGGTGTAGAAGATCAAGCTGCTAATCAAATGGCAGCAGAGATGGTTCACCATGGTGAAGACTTTGAAAGTTCGATTGAGCAATACGAACGTAATCTCACAAATTATAAAGAGAAAGGATATAACGAACATGCTGCACAAGCAATGGCAGTTGAATCTCTTGAGTCAGGAGAAAATCCAAAAGAGAGTACAAGATTTGCAGGAATATATAGTTGATAAATAACAATTAGGCTGATAGAATTAAATATAAGCGAAAATCAAATATGGCATCTACAAAGAGTACAGGAGATTCTGTCCGTGCATATCTCCGTGATATCGGACGTATTCCTTTACTTGAGCATGACGAAGAGATTTTGTTGGGAAGGCAAGTACAACGAATGATGGAGATTAGAGCTTGCGAAGACTTACTGCATAATCCCAGTAAAGATGAGTTGGCTAATTCTCTAGAAATGACAACAAAAGAACTTCGCAAGCAATTACGTGATGGAGAAAAAGCCAAAGACAAAATGGTTACTGCCAATCTCCGGCTTGTTGTATCAGTCGCCAAAAAATACACTAAGCGGAACATGGATTTACTGGATATCATCCAAGAGGGCACCATTGGCCTGGTTCGCGGTGTGGAGAAGTTTGATCCTGGTCGTGGTTACAAGTTTTCTACTTACGCCTACTGGTGGATCCGCCAAGGGATCACTCGCGCTATCGCTGAAAAATCGAGGGCGATTCGTTTACCAATCCATGTTACTGAGAACCTCAACAAACTTAAGAAAGCCCAGCGTGAACTAAGTCAGATCAATGGGCATTTGCCAAATGTTTTTGAACTATCTGAATATTTAAACTTAAAGGTAGATGAAATTAAAGATTTAATGTGCAAGGCTCGTCAACCTACCTCTCTAGAAATTAAAATTGGAGAGAATAGGGATACAGCATTGATTGATCTATTAGAAGATAAAACTCAACTGCCAGAAATGCTTTTGGAGCAGCAGTTTATTAAAGATGATATCCGTGAACTAATTACCGAGTTGCCTGAGATGCAAGCAGCTGTAATTAGTATGCGCTATGGGATTGGTGAAGATATTCTTGAACCAATGTCAATGACAGCTATTGGTCAAGTTTTAAACATGAGTCGTGATCGTGTAAGGACACTTGAACACAAGGCTCTAAAGAACCTGCGTGAAGAATCAGAATCTGTCAATGACTATCTTTAATACAATAGAGATAAAGAAGTGGTTCGACAATGGACGTCACAACTCAATTACTTAAGCAATATCAAACATATTCTGCGAGTGACAATACTAATCCAGATAGATATGCATCTAGCAAGTCACTAAACTATGCGACTGGTGCAAGTATTTCTAAAGCGGAAATCGCTGAAGTCAGTACTGTGCCCGTTACATTACAGTATGCAGATGCTGTTGGATTATATGGCGTTGAAAATCATTTCATTAAAGTCAACTTAAATATCATTGGTGACAATGTGCAGAAAGAGTACATGGAACCAGGATACATTAAAGCTGATATTAATTTTTTTGAGGAAGAGAATGATGTAGATTTCACAACTAGCAACCTTGACCAAGCTGGACCCGAGTTAGATGTAGGCTATAACTCTGCCGCAACTCCGCCTAATAGGCTACCTGCGATTGGTTTAGATGCTTATTTAAGTATTGACTTAAAAAACCTCAAAGCATCAAACATGTATAACAATGCATACTTAGACGTTCGTTTGTACACAAGCGAACATGAAGAGCATCCCCACGACCTGATGTATATCAAGCCACGTGACTTCTTTTATGTAGGCGTACACGCCAGAAACACTAGGCGCTTGCCATACAACATTCAGATTGATATTGGTAATGAATATAAATCACTCGAATCGATAAGTGACAAGAGTTATATCATGAAAACTTCTGACCGTCCTAGTTTCTAATCTTCTTTTTTAATAGCAGACTTATATTCTTTAGTAACTACTTTTTTTGAAGACTTTGTTTTTGGTGGAGTTGGTGCCTTAACCGCTTGCTTAATTGCAAAGGTAGGTTTAGTCGCTGCATCATGAGGCTTGACCGTCATGACCTTGCCACCACTCATAGTTGGCAGAACATAATGCTCTACAAGCTGTAGATCCTGAGTAAACAAGGCTGCACGCGTTACATTGCGAGATGCATAGAACGCAAAGTTCAATTCACCGTCGTGGTCAATACGCACAAAAGTACCGTTCGTAGACGCAACAGCAAGTTTCATCTTCTCGCCTTTTGCTGTCACATCAAAAATGGTGCAGTCAACATACTGAACTCCATTTGTTCCGTGCCACCATTCTTTGATCTTGTGAGTATCACCACCCCGCTTGGGACGAGTAAGCAAGAGTTCCTTGCCGGTGTGTTTTTTAACATCTTTCACACCATTAAGAATAAGACTATCAGCCATTTTTGCTATTACAACTTTCTTCTATTTTAGTCCATTTAAGATTACAAGCAGAGTTGTTGTGTTTATGTCCGTCAACGTGTGCGACACGACTACATGCTTTTGTTCTACCAGGCATTGTCAGTGGAGGTTTTAAAAATGCTAGGGCAACTAATTTATGCACTGTGACAGTTACGGTTCTTTTTCTCCCAATCCTTTGAGTAAGATTGACCTGCATATAACCGTTCTTATTTTTACGTTGCTTAAGAAGCTTTTCAGTCTTACCTTTAGTGCTTTTGATTTCACCTACTGAGTTGATGTAATACTCAATGCAACATTCATATCCAGGAAGGAGATGTATAGGTGTCCAAATTTTATCATCTATAAATTCCATAACCACAAAATATTGGGGTATATAGTTAAAAGTATAGCAATAACAAGTACTATCGTTATATGTGACTAAGTCGAAGTCACTTATAAACTTTTAGCTTACGGAGTATTAATCCATGTGGATTGATAATGATTTTCCGAAGCTTCTTGGTGCAGAACTTTACCGTCCTCATCCTGCCTACATCATTGAGATGGCAGTTGAGCCAGTAGTTGTACACGATTTCTCTAAGCAACCCGGCCAGACCGTACAGCTTGATCGTTACCGCTTCTGGGGTAAGCCTGGTACTAAGGAGTCCCGTGAGCGGACTGCTGATCAAACACTTGGATCCGCCTCCGCACGCAACATCGTTAAGGACAAAGTGCTCGTGACTCTTCGTGAGTACACCGGCCCTGCTGATTCTCGCGATGCTTCACAGCCTTCTACTTTCAAGGTGGCTCGTGAAACCCTGATCACTGCTCAGCGTCTGCTGCTTGATACCGGCAACCTGAATGTCTTCCACCAGAGCATTGGTTCTTTGACCTTGCTGGATGACTATCGCCGTTGGCGTGATCGTGTCTTCGCAAACGAACTGCTGAAGGCAGAAGCTGCTGGTCAAGCCAGCAAAGATCAAGGTGGTTACTACCTGCCCGGCGGTAAGGCCAAGGGCGGTGCTGGTGGCACCCTGGGTGTGACTTACGCCGCTGGCGAGTCCGCAAAATTCGATGTCAAGACTGACCTCCTCGAAGTGGTCAAGGACATGCGTAAGCGCAACGTTCCTACCTTCGCTGATGGTTACTACCGTTGCATCGTGGATCCGACCGCAATGATGCACCTGCGTCAGAACGCCGACTTCCGCGAAATC